GCCTATATGCCTTTTCACTTGAATAGGTTGCTTGTAGTCCTCCACTACTTTTAGAGCCACCAACAGAGGTTCTATAATGACTAATTGTTAATGCTTGTGTATTACTACTTACTGCACCAATAGCACTAATACAATAATAGTGACTACCTACTTTAATATCTTCATAATCAGAACCACTTTTAAGTAAATTAGTTAAATCTTGTCCAGATTCTAATGTTGCAGTTAAAGTAGAAGAACCTGATGAACCAGTAAAAGTCCCAATTAGTTGAGCATCAAATGATTTACTCATTATATTATTAGCCAAATTTCTTCTAACTGTTAATGGGTCATTTTCTTTAATTTTCATAGAGTTTATTCTTTGAGTATCAGAAAAAGTAATTTCACAATAATCACCACTAACTGAAATATTTTTATTTATTTCAATATCCATTACATTTCCGTTTAAAGAACATTGTTCAGGTGAAGAGGTGTAATGTAAATATCTTCCGGGGCCTGTATATGAATTTCCTGTATTATCAGACAATCTTCTTTGTATATTAGCAATAGCCGTGTCCCAATCTACATAATCATTAGTTGCAGATTCATCTGTATCTCTAAGATTATCTACTAGTTTTATGTTATATGAAAATAAACTATTATCAATAATTCTTTCACCAAAATCTTGAACAGTAGAAAATACTGTTTTAATATGTGAAACAGAGGAACCATCCGACCTAGATGAGTATAAAGTATATTTTGTGTTATGGTCTAACTCACTTGAGTTATTTACTCTATCTTCATAAAAGAAAAAATTAGGTCTTGATAAGTATGTATGATTAGCGTGTTTATTACCACTACCACCCATTCTTAATCCGTATGCTACCGCTACAACATCAGTATTTACTAAATCACCTGAACCATCTCTAAATTGTGGTCCCTTAAAAATAGTGAATTTAGTTCCTTTAGGTATTTCCTTTCCATAACTAGGAGTAAATTCAAATGAAGTTCTATTACCATCATCATCTTTAATGTATTCAGTAATTTTAGCAAAATGGTGTTTATTTTCGTCATCTGCAAAGAGTAAAACAAAATGGTCATAACTATTATTTGTAATAGCAGAAGTATGATTGTTTGACGGTGTTTGTAAAGTAGATGTTGTGGGGTCAGTAGTTATTCTATAACCGGGAGTATTAGCAAAATTTTCAGCATATGTTGTAACATCAGCCGCAGTAGGAAAAATTCTATTTAATTGAACAGGATTACCATTTGTATGACTTACTCCATTTGTAGCAACAGTATCTCCTGTTGATTTATTTTTAACTACTTCATAACAAACAATACCTGTTGCGGTAATTGGGCCTACATCATCAGGATTACTTACATTTGCGGGCCATTCTCCACCTGTTGAAGCATCATCAGGATTATAAAATCTAATTAATGGGTTTGTTGGAACTTCTACTCCTGAATTAGTAGGAGGATTAGAAGTAGTTAAACCACCTCGTTGCATAACAACTAAATCAGAATAAATATTAGTCATTCAGCAACCTCCTCAAATCTAAGATAAAGTAGTGTATTATGTATTTGGGGATTTAATGTTAATCTCCTTCGTGCATCCTTTACTGCCCTATTATATATTGCTAATTCATGAACTTCACCCATAAATTGTTTTCTAGTATTAGCATCTGTATTAGAAAATTGTGCATGGTCTACACCAATATAAATATCTTCTGCTGCCATAGTAAAATCATCTGAAGTAGAAAAGGTAGAAGAACCCACTTTAACACCATTAACAAATATTAAACAGTCCTTATTATTATTATCATAGGAAACTAAAATATGAAAAGGAGTAAAAGAATAGATATTTTCTTTAACTGAGCCATGAGTATGAAAATGTCTTTTACCTGTATCAGAAACAATACAAGTGCTTGAATTACAAGTATATTCAGTGCTACCTAATAATACTGTTGTTTCAATTCTATATTCAGCAGGTGCAGAAGCACTACTACCTTGTGTATTCGCTAATCTAACTTCAAATGCTGAACAACTATACAAACACATTTCATAACTTAATCTGTTACTAGAAGAAAGATAAGTATATCCTTGTCCAGTGCCTCCTGCTCTTGAAGGCATAGTTTTAGTAGAAATATTATTTGGATATGTAGCATTACCTACAACATCATATGGAGTAACAATTGCTTCAAATGTGAAGTTTCTATATTCATCATCCCAAATACCATAAACATTATCTGTTCCAGCATCATCTACTACATTATCACTATAATCTAATTTAACGTAGCCACTACACATAACAGGAAAAACCAAACTATTGTTTTGTCCTACATATGTTGAATACAAAATATCACCTAAAGAGACATAGTAGCAATTTGGAAATCCAAACTAAATTCAATAAAATTACTTTCACCTGTAAATGTAGTATTAAAACTACGAATAAAACCTTGTAATCCTTCACTTGTAGTTCCATCATTTGAGTTATCGGGAAATGAACCGGGTAAACTAGTTTGAATTCCTCCTAATCCCCCTTTATTATCTAATGCTCTCACTTTATAATTAAAAGGAATTGTGTGTAATAAATTTAAATCTTCTGTTTCACTACTTGTTGAAGTAGAAGTTACTGTGTAATAATCAAAATCTGCATCTACTCTTGAAGGTATAAGTATTGTTAATTTATTTAAATTTTGATGTTCTTGTAATACAGATGAATCAACATAAGAATGAATTAATTGGCAAATTTCTTGAGCCGTCATTTTTCTAGTTTTAGTTGTTTCAGTTCCATCAACATCAAATACTTTTTTAATTGTATCTTCAAAAATAGTCCCATTTAATTGTATAGTTTTTTCAGCCATACCTAAATCTAAAGAAGCAATCGCTGATTCTCCTGTTACTAATCCACTAAAAGGAACAGGGAACGCCATTACTGTTTTTCCCGTTGTAATGGCAACAGTATTACAGTTTAATAAAATTCTATTTACATTAAAATCTTGATTATCACCTCTAGCGGCAATATCAAGAAATACTCTATATCCACCATCATAACTAACCATATCTTCTCACCCCTGACGATGTATGCCTATTAATTTCTCTATTAATATGTTCACCAACCTTTTTAGCAATATCTCTAATCTCTTGGTCTGATGCACCAATTCTACCTTGAACCTGAACTGTTATATTATTAGTTACTCCACCAGCAATTTGTCTACTTTGTTGATTTGAATGAACTCTTGAACCTCTAGGTAAATTAACTAATTCTGCGCCTTTTTCACCAACAATTGCTAAACCGCCTCTAGATACTCCACCATCAGCAAATCCGGGAATAGCACTAATAATTGCTGCAACTCCAGCCATTATTGCAGTTCCTATTGCTACTGCAATCCATACAGGTGCGCCTAAAATTACGGCAGTAATGCCAACAATGGCAATAATTATTGCTGATATAACCATCGCTATTGTTTTTATTACTGCAAGTCCTTCACTTACGTCTTCATTAAATTTATCAAACATTCCAGTTAAAATTGCCCAAAGTCCACCTAATATGGCTGCACCTAAAGTAACTACTAGCATAACAAGTCCTAAGAGTATTCCACCAAGTATTTTAATTATGCCTTTAAAGAATTTAACAAAACTACCTTCGGTAAAAGCATCCATTAAATCCATAAATCCACTTGCTACAAAACCAAACGCTGCTTGAAAACCGGGATATAAAGTGTCTTTTATAAAATTAAAGGTAGATTTAAATCTCTCTATTACCTGTTTACCAAATATATCATATAATTTTTTAAGAGAAATTAAAATTATTCCTGCTATAATAAATATTTTAAGGAAAGTTAAAGCCATCTTTCCAACCTTTTGTGTGTTGGCCCATATACTCCTAAATCTTTTAGCGAATTTAGCCTTAATAATTTGCATATTTGCTTGTCTACCTAACTTACCATTTTTTCTTACATTTTTAACTAATTCTCTTCTTTGTTCCTTTACATATTTAAGTTGTTCTTCTAATGCTGCTTTAACTTTAGGGTCACTAGTCATCATTAATCTACTTTGTAATCGACTCTGATACTGGACGTTTTCTTTTATTTCTCCTAAATCTCCGGGAGTTCTTTTTCTTAATGATTCAATAATTTTTTTGTTCTTTTCTATTATTTTATCATCTTGAATATCTTCTGCTGAAGGTAAAGCCGCTTTTATTTTTTTACCTTGTTTTTCTAAAACATTACCTAAATCAGCATAAGTTTTCTTATACATTTTTTTAGTTTGTTGTAGTGCTACGTTTGTTGCTTCTGATGGGTCCATAACTTTATCTAATGCACCCTTTAAAGATTTAAATTCATCAGTCATCATAAGTAAAGAATCTTTTTTTACAGTTTTTGCTAACATATTATATTCTTCATTAATTTTAGCCAAACTTTGTGCAGATTCCATCATGTTTTTTACTCCGGCATCTTGGGCCTCATAAAATACATTTAATGCTTCTGATACTGCTCTTACTTTATTTTGTATTCTCCATAATCCACTACCTGAAATCATTCGACTAAATATAGTCCATTTTTTATTTTCATTACCTAATTGAGCAAAACCTCTAAGAAGACCATCATTAGCATCACTTACTGCTTCAATAGAAGATTGAAGATTTTGCATATAAGCGATTGAAGATTCTACCATTTTGCATCCCTTGTTTGTTTCTTAATTTCTTCGGCTTCTAATTCTTTAACTTCTTTATGAATCATTAACATCTCTAAAGCCATATTCATAGGCATATCATATACTTCCATTGGATTAATGCTAAAGGCTTGCGCTATTGTATATACCATAACTTTAGATAAAACAGAAGGATGAACTTTACCTCCTCTTACTGCTCTTCTAAAACTTATTCTTTTCCCGAATCATCTCCCATAAAATCCTCAAATGGATTTGGGAGTATTTCTTTTAATTGATTGCCCATAAAGGGTGTGAGTCGTAAAAGGTCTATTGCCGTCAATGAAGGTTCTGTTTTTTCAATGAAGTTTTCGACCATATAGCGATACATCTTGTTGAGGTCTAAATCCATGTCTTGCGACTTAGAGTTAATATTTACAACCGACGATAACGCCTGTTCTACTTGAAGCCATGTGGGTTCCTTTACCCACACTTTCAAGTATTCTTCACTATCTGGCTTAATTCTCAGATAATGGCATTCAGTGTTCACCTTAGCGAACAATTTGTTCTTATCACTTACTATTTTCTTTTCCATGTAATTCTTTCCCCCTTCTTACCAACATACAAACAGTTGGAGGAATGTTAATGTTATTTACTTCTTTAGTTTCGTTTTCTTTTCATTTGTGTTTTTTTCTGCCTTTGGAGGGGCGGTTTTTGAGGTAGGCTTAGGCGATTTGGAGGGGGTTTTAGTAGAAGATGCCTTCGATTTTAACTCATTTAGTCGGGCTAAACGTCTCTTTTCCCACTTATCCAAAGTAATCACCCCTGTAATATCCAATGTGTCTTAACTGTGCAAGTATTCAAAGTTCTAGGCATTACCATTCCTTCAACAGTAATTGGGCCTTTATCATCAGGTATAGTAAAGTTTGATGCACTCATCATATAATCTTCAAATTTAAGAACAATTTGTTCTCCATTAGCCTTATCGAATTGTAAATCAATTGTTGAAGTTCCTGAAGCAATTTCAGTTTCATTAAATAATTCTTCAAATAACTTATCATCTGTAACCATAGCAGTAAAAGAAAGTTCATAAGTTCTTTGTGCAGGAATAGCCGACTTTATATCTTTATTACCAATACCTACAAATCTCTTATCTTGTAAATTATTATTAATAGTTAGAGAAAGGTTTGTAACTTTTAAGAATTGTTGACCAAAGATAGAAAATGAACCACTTGAGAAAAAGAAAGGTTCTAGAGATTCTTCACCTGTTGCAGCAATTGTGTTTGCTCCACTACCAAAATTAAATAATGTTTTATCATTAGAATTTCCACCCCTTGCTTGATATGCCTCAGATTGTTTTAATTTATGAACTGCGCGTGTATTTAAATCAAGAGTCATTTTAACTTCCTCATTTTCATTTGCAGTAAAGGTTAATGTATTTACACGATTACCTCTAGCAATTCTTACAAAGTTATGTGATTCACTAGCACTTCCTGTTTCGGTGTTATAAGTATTACTAGTTTCTAATTTACTTAAGTTTTGTTCTAAACCAAATGAAGGTAAATCTTCACCATTTGCTTCAACAAATGTATATTGAATTGGATTTTGAATAACACCTGATGCATTATGAGAAGGTAATGTAAGTAATGTTAAATTAGCAGCAGCATCACCATCACTAGTTAATACATAAGGTAATAATACTGTTGAATCAGTAGCGGTTCTATAAAATATTGGCCCTTGATTATTATGTGCAGTTAAACTATCACTAAATGTTTTACTAGCAGCAGAAGTGCCAATATCTAAATAATGAGCATTATTAGTATGTGCATTTGTAACGGAAGAAGCGGCAGTTGCAGAAAAAGTTCCATTAATTGTTGAACACCCGCCAAGAGCATAATATAACCATACTCCATGATTAGCCATTAACGCTATATTACCACCACTAGCGGTGCGAATACCTTTATATTGATGAGTAAAGTTTCTTGAACTACCTAAATTAATATTTAATTGTTTCATTTCTTGCTCAACATTAGGAAATGTTGCAGATTCAACTAAACCTAACCAATTGTCTGCATTAAGCCTAGCAATTGAACCTGTTTTAGTTGTTGGACAAGGTGCGCCATAACGACGAATAACCATAAAATCGGTAGCATCCTGTAATGTTCCAACAGAATGAGCAGGGGAAATTGTAACGGAAGTAGTATCATTAGATGTTATAATATGAGTAGAAGCAGGAACAGTAGTTGATGCAGAATTATCATATAAATCAACAATACAACCTACATATAAATCTTCAACTAATCTAAAATTATCAGAAAATGTTGCATCAACAATTAATTGTGTTGATGATGATGTAGTATCTAATTTAATTTGAAAATCTAATTCAGGAACTAAAGTTAAACTTGCTCCACTACCTAACCATATATCTGTATTTGTTACCATATTCTTTTCACTTTCCTTTTTTCCTTACAAACTTACAATACTAAGGAATTGCTATTGCGTATCTTTTTAAGGTCACGCCAACCTTGTAGCCGAAAATTCTTTTATTTCTATCATTAGATTCTGAACGGCCTCCTAACTCTAAAAAATTGAATCTTGCTGAATCTGAATTTAACGTAACAGTTGCACCCCGCCGTTTATTCTCAACGATATATCTAACTAACTGGTATAAAGCCCTTAGCCTATCGCGGCCAAAATTTGCTACCCCATTACCCCTATCATCGTCAATACATCTAATATGTAGAGTTACTGAATAAGTTTCATTACGCACATCATATGCAATTGTTGGGTATTGAATGTCTTGATTATCTTCAAATACAACAATCAAATCAGATGAAGATTCACCTGCTACTTTGTTAGATAAATCATATTTAACTGCTTTATTCTTTGTTAAATTTCTAACATCAACAATTGTTGGTGTAACTTGATGAACTGCTGCAATACCGCTAACAGATGAAATAGCATTAGCCCAATTTTGTTTGAGCAATTCTACAACATAAGTTACTTCGTCCACCACTCTCCCTCCTTTTTAACAGATTCTACAAAATTATACATGGCCTTTTCAAAAGCATTATTTAATATTTCTTCTTCTGAAAATGTAAAATCAAATCCTAATTGTTGTGAAACTTCAAGCATTAATTTATTTCTTTCTCTTTCAATTTGAATATACTCTTTAAATTTTTTGAGTATCATTTTAGATTTCATATTATCACAGATTCATAAAGTATGCCATTCTTCTCTTAGAATCTAAAATAGCATTAGCATCTTTTCTTAATTCATCATACTTAGTTTTAGCATCTATACCACCTTCAGTTTGACCAATTAATACGGTAGAGTCATCATGACGCAATAATTCAGAAGCGGCTAATTTAGTGGCTACTTCATTAATATAACCCGGAACACGACCTGAACCTGTAATATAGTTTACACGGACTGAATTGTTATTTAAGTAAGGAAACTCTCTAGTAAAGAATAATTTGCCTTCATCTCCAATCATCCACCAATCCTCAGTTCTATTTTTTTCTGCTCCTGATGGTGCAAAATCAACTAATGTGCATCCATCAGTGGGGGATTGAGTGGCGGTAATAGTGCAAGAATCTCCATCATTTCCGGGCAATAAAGATGTAATTATAACCTTTGATGAGTTTTCAGTATCAATGTAAGCATAAAAGTAATCAGAGACAGAACGAACTCCATCATTTGCTGTTTTAGCCTTCTTTAACTGTTGTTTTGTAAACTGTTGTGTTTTAGTTGGATATTGTTCATTAACTAACGCTGCAAAGTCAAGTGCCGTAGTTGCGGGACCAAGTTTATTATTAAATTCATTAGCAGTTAAATCAGAACCAAAATCTCCTGCACCGGCTAAATCAAAAAATCCTCCATCAGGTAAAGTTAAACGAATATTACTTACATTATCGGCATCTGAATTAAATGTTACAGAAGCATGATTAGATGCTAATTGCTTATATTCAGTTCCCTGCCAAACTTCTAATGAAATTATCTTTCTAATTTTTGTTCTTTCTAATTGAATAAAACCAACGTAATCTACATAATTAAATCGTTGAGCATGAGTAAGTGGCCTAAATTCAAAATTGTGGTATTCATCAGAATAAACATTAGGTCTATAACTATACCCAATACGTTCATCAACATAATCTTCTACTCGCTTAATGATTTTACCTACATCAACCGCAGTTGGTGATGTATTGGAACTAAATGTTCCACTATCACTAGGTATTTGTAATAATGCTACAATATCTTTACCGCTACAATAATATCCTTGAGCAGCATCATAATTAACAACAGTATTATCTGTATAATCACTAGGAGAAATTGTTTTAGTCATCTCTTTCACCTAATACTCTATTTACTGTTTCTTCCATTTTTTGAATTTTACGTTCTAATTTTTCATATTTTGCAGAAACAGATTTAACTAATAAATCTCTTATTGGACTAGAAGGAGCATCAAGATATTTTTCGGGACCAATTTTACCATATCTACCTTCTAAATCAGTTCTAACTTGAGTTCCAGCAGTAAATTTACCTTGCAAAAACCTTCTATGTTGTAAAACATCTAATTCACCTAAATGAGTTACTTTAAGTAAGACCTTTAATTTTACTTTATCTTTAACTTCACTTGTGTTACCTAAATCGAGTTGTAGTCCTATTACTGCGTTAGTAGCATAATGAGCATTAATAACATCAGAACCTTCTCTAAGTATATCATATAAATTTAATTTATCAAAGATTGCTTTATTTCCTGTTGCTAACATAGCCTTCTGAAATTTTTTTCTTAATTGTTCTTCTGTTCTAATTTTACGTTTTATAGGTTCACCGGCATCTGATTTTGCCTTATCTATTACTTGTTTTTGTAAATCTATTGGAATAGCAAAGGTAGTTACTAAATCTATATCTCTTTCTGCTTTTTGTTGTCTTTTCTTAAAATCATCTCTTTGTTTTTTTAAGGTCTTTAATCTATCTTTTAAATCTCTAACATATTCACGTTCAAGTGAAACTTTTTTAGTTTTACTTGCTTCTTCGTAAGCCTTAGACCTTTTAAGGTCTGCTTTACGTTTTACTAAATCTGCTTGTAAATCAGCAATAAGTTGATTATAAGATGTTCTTTTATCATATTGAGACATATGTTGTTCAATATTTTGCCTTACTCTACTTCCTTTATACCAATCCTCTTCTGCTCTTTCACGTAAACTTGATTTTGATTCATCAATAATTTCATTATACGCAACATTAGATAAACCTTCTGACCTTAAAATAGTTTTTTGTGCTGATATATCTGGAACTAAGTTAAATAACATAGTTAATTTATAATTTACACTATCTTTGGTTGCTACTTTATCTATTGTAAAACTTACAGAAGAACCACCTGCTACGTTTACTTTTTTACCAGTGGTTTTTAAACTATCTATTCCATATATAGAATTGAATTCACCTTTAGTCATTTTATATTTTCCTTCTAACATATCTGATAATCTTTTATCCTGTCTTCGTGAAACAACCTTTTCACTTAAATTACCAGAAAATTCTGCTTGTTTTCTTGTATCGCTAGATTCAGATACAGTAACATCAGGATATGGTTTATCTAAAGTTCTCATAATCCTTTTATTTCTATTTCCATCAGGAAGTTGAACATCTTTAATTATTTTTTCTATTCCCATTTTTTCAATCTTTTTAAGTTGAGCCTTTGCTTGGCTAACAACTCTTTTAATCTCTTCATTAGATAACTTTTTTCCTGTTTGTTGTTCAGTTAATTCTATAAAATTAGGATAAATTGAATTGATTGTATATTCAATAGCATCTGCTTCTGAACCCATAAATTTTGAGAGTAAAAATTCTTTTTGGATAATAAGGTGGTTAGGCTCACCAATATTAGCAACTAATGAACCTTTCCACATTATTTCAACCATTTACTTCAACTCCTTAAGCCAACCATTTAGCCCATGCTGCTGCTTTTTGAGCAGTTTTCATTACAACGGGTCCAGCCTTAGATAAGCCTAAACCGCTTGAAGGTGGTGAATAAGTTGCTTGACCCGTATTTGGGTCCATCCAATATGGGTTATTCATATTATCATATCCTGCGGGTGGAACAGGATAACCTGATTGATTATTAATAGCACCCATTTGTTGATTCATTTGCATATTCATTTGACCTGTTTGTGGTTGTCCTTGAATATTCATTGGTTGTTGTTGTGGAATTTGAGGCATTTGAGGTTGTGGTGAAGAATAACCCTGTGATTCTAAGTATGAAGATTTAGCCATCTTTCTTTGCATTATAACTTCACTATTTACAGATGTGTTTAATAAATTTTGAATATCTAAATCAATATTCTCTTGAGTAATCTTTTCGTAATCTCTTAAACAATCGGGTGAAACAGTTATTTTTCCTGTTGAAGCAGTTAAAGATAATTCCATTTTAGATAACATCTGTGAAACTACTCTTTCTGTAACATCAGACATTAATTGTTCTAATGCACCAAAGAAATCTAAACCATGATATTGAAAAAATTCTTCAACATGATTTTCTTGTAATGTTAGTAAATTGTTTACTGTTTTAAACGTCTGTGTATTACTATCATTAATTGTGTTTAACACTTTTCTATTACTTGTTCCAAATACCATTATTCTTCATCTCCTGTTACTAATTTATTTACTCTTTCTAATGAACCTTTTATTTCAATCATCAATCTTTTATATTCTTCATTAGGTGGTTCCTCATCTACTGTTGGTGGTTTAATTACCCAACCAGCAGCAATTAGGCTTGTTATATCATTTGGCCCTAATGAAGTTAATGGGCCTTTATTTATTACCTGTGGAACTCTTGGTTTAGGTATCCACCTTTTAAATTCTAAACCGTGTTCATCTGCTAAAATTTGTTGTTCTAACATTTCCATTTGTTTATACATAGCAGAGTGTTTTTGGCAATAAGTTCCTCTTAATGGCCTACCTTTAGTTACTTCATGTAATGGTATTCCCGGCCTATATGGGTCGGAAATATCCCATTCATGATGTGTTCCACAAATAACACATCTGTTTGTAAGATTAAATTTATATCCAAACTTAACAAATAAAAAGCGTTTTTTCTCAGGTAATAATACTTTACGTATTTCTTTTAATTGTTTTCTTGGTCTAATTTCAGAAAACTGATATTCTTCCATTGGCCCTGCTGAACGAGCAGCAACTCTTTTATTTAAAAAAGAAGATGGAACTTGATTAGGTGCTTGACTACCTATTAATAATCCTGATGGAGCATAACCTTGCATATTATTCACCTAATAATCATTAATCATAGTCATTATTCCTCGATAAACCATTTCTGAATCTGTTTTTGCACTAATTATATATTGATGTGTTGGTATTCCTTTATCATTTAATAGGCTCATTCCGTATCTAAATGGGTCAAAAATCTCATGTTTTCTTGGGTCTTTTGAAAAACCTTTTGCCCATAAATCTGCTTTATTAGCCCATAATCCAACTGCTAAAGGATAGTCATTAGATTTCTTTTTCTTTCCTCCCGGCCATTTATCTTTACAAATTAAATCAACTAAAAATTTCCATGCTATTTGTTGTTCCATATTATTTCCATTTAAATGTCTATTGTCTAATAAAAATATTACATATTTGACTTTTCTTTTTCTTAAGTCCTTCATCCATTCATTCCAATATTTAGATTCTCCACCAACATCAGCAGTTTTTAATGTATGTGCATCTCCATCAATTTTAACTAATTTTCTTGTTGCTCTATGTAATCCAACAGTTCTTTTAGAAATATTTGGAACTTCTCCTCTTGTTCTTAATTGATGATGTAATGTAGTTTTACCTGCTTTACTAACTCCATATATTCCAAAATTAATTGCATGAACCTTTTTCCATAATGAAAATACTGCCTCTGTTACTACAATAGCGAAACCTGCAACAACGGACACATAAACTCACACCTAATGTAACATACTTCCAATTAAATCAAATGCAATTCCAAATACATTTATACTAAATACACCTAAAATGTTTCCAATTAAAAATGCTGCTACTGCACAAGTTATTCCCCATATCCATGCTCTTGCTTTAATAAACCAAACATCTGCTGAATGCGCTCTTTGTAAATCATATGAAACTACTGTTTCATCATTGAATAGAAAACCTACCATAATATCACTGTTCAACCGTCGCTAAAAACTCATTACTAATTTCAGAAGATTCATAACTTGGAGCCATATAATTTAAACTCATTTGATTCATATTCATAGTTTCTCTAATCTTCTGCCTTTGTTGTTCTTCTCTAGTTCGTCTATCCCAGTATGCTTTTATTCTTCGGTCTAACAAATATAATTCAATTCTATCATTAATTGCTAAATCAAAAATTGCTTTCATACCCATAACACTTCCAACTGTTAATAACCCAAAAAGAATTGCATGGGCGAATGCAGTATATGGAAATGAAATTCCATAATTTGCATAAAAATATACGTTAGTTCCACTCATAGCACCAACGAATAAAATCGTCATAATTAATCTTGTATCTTTATTTAATGCTGCCATAATAATCACCTACTGAAACTCAACAGAGCAAGCAACTGCACCAGAACTTTCTTCAAAGTATAAACCATTTTTAGCAATTACGCCATGCATATCAAATTCAATTGTTTGTCCTGCTGCTAGAATTATTCTAGCAATTTCAAGACCTGTTGCATCAGTTCCGTCAAATATCTTAATTTGAGCCATTGAACCAGCAGTTTCACAAGCATGAATACTCATTAATTTACATTGACCTCTATTTACAATTGCAGATGCAGTTAATACACCTGACGTTCTACTTGCTTGCACCATAATACTCGCTCCTATTGGGGTCATATCCCCCCTACCCTATAAAGGTAGTGTAAGCCAAAATGAAGTAAATATTACTTACTACTCTTAGTAGTGGTTGGTTTACTAACTTTCTTTTTAGTTGGTAAAAGGGATTTTACTATTTTGCTTCTATCGCCATCATTATCTAAATTTAAGAAATTAGTTAGCCTATACCAACCAAATTCACTTAAATTAAGTAAATCATCTTCATCAGATGAACTAAACTTATATTCAAGGGAAGGCGATTCTAAAGAAAGAACCGCTTCTTCTGCTGGAAGGTCAAGCCACTCTTGAGTAAACGTATAACCGTTTATTAGAGTAACTTGATGCCGACCATCATATTCAGTGATTCTTAACTTAACCAAGTTAATCACCTCAAATGAGGCCCCAAACTCTTACTCGGATTTCACCGATATTGTCTGTATTACTTGCTTCTTTAGCATGAATTTGAAATCTATCAGTTTGAGCATGATATTTACCACCATTGGCTGCACCGGATAATACTTCAGGAGCAATCATTCTTGCTTCATAACCACCTGTAAGCGTATCAACAGAAATACCTGTTACAACAACGCAATTAATTGTGCTTAATCCAAAAGCGGTAGCAAGAACTTCTTCACCATTAGAAGTATAAGAAGTAATATCAATTACTGCATCAACAACATATTCATCGCCAACTGCTCTAGGTCGCGCAAATCCTTTTGAATCTGCTAAGATTGTTACTGTATTTGCCATACTTAATCCTCCTTTTACCTATTGTTAAGATAAACCTCACTTGAGGTTTGTAATCTTACCTTGAGATTTAAAGAATGAACAACCTGTTTCAGCAATAGTTCGATACATACCCTGATTTCCGAGTTTTCCAACACCGAATGGGTTGCCAGAAGTAATACCATCCTCAAAGTATTGGGTTGGTTTCATTACTGCAAGCCACAAATGGTCAGTATCAAGGAACAATAGGTCAGAAAGACAATCAGCAGCAGTTAATGAACTATTTACTGTTTTAGTCATGTCTTTACATGGAATTAGCGGTAGGTCAAAGTATGTCGCTACACGGAATCCGACTTCACGACCCTTTACTCCACGAACACCGTTATGAGAAGGCATAATTTCCTTTCTGTCCATAAATCGCTCTTGAGCCTGTAATAGGTCTGCTAATGCTTGAATGGTATCATATCCAGTTAGAATAACCTTTGTTCCACCACCAGCAAGACGAATATCCTGAATCAAACTATTTAACAAACTTAGAGTTAAACTTCGATTATCAGAAGTAGCATAACCTCCACCGAAATTAACCTGTGAATCCATAAAAGATGCACCAGTATCTCTATCGTTATTACCGTATAATTGAGTAATATCTTTTGCATTACCAGCACCTAAAGCAGTAGCAGTTTGACCTGCTGCTTTTAATGCAGTTAATTCAGCATTAGAAGTTACTACCTTAGATAGAGAAGTATAGTTTCTATCAATATCTCCTAGATTACTATGGTCATAATCTACTAGAGGCATTAATAGCATTTTATTCTGAACTTCTGCATGGAATTTACCCATGTCTTCACGGACAATTGCACGAATATCTCCGATACCATCGTCAATTTTCGCCATTTCCATAGCAAGTTCACTGAACTCAAACAAATGGGCTACTGTCTTAGGACTCATGAATAATTTATCATAAACAGGAGCAACCGCAGTTAAGTTAGATAGTGACTCATTTTCAGGAACACCACCAATTAAATCAGAACCGGGGTTATCTGTTCCTAAAGCGTTATTAGTTTGTGTAGTAGTAAAAGAAGAACCACTACCGCCAGAAGGACGGCTCTTTAGGATTCTCCAACCACTTGAAGTATATGGGCGTTTAGCCAGCATTGATAGTGCATTAACTTCTTGATTCAACATAGACCAAACTTTTTGACCGTAAATTACGCCATATAAGTTAGTAATGCCTGAAACACCAGAAAAACCTGTTGCTCCATCATGAGGAGTATGTAATCCTCCAACAATACCTGCTGCTTTCAATAAATCGTTATTTGGGAAGTTTCCAACACCATAGGTTGCTGCTTCTAAATCTTTAATTGTTCGTATATAGTTACTCATCTTTTTCACCTTCTTTTTATCCTTTATAGGAAATTTATTCCATATCCCTCACTAAGTTATGAATATCCGCCCAATCCATTGTAGCGTAATCCTCCATTGTTGTTGGGAAATTTTCGGGTAATGCTGTTGCTTCAGTTTGAGCCTTAACAATCATTTCTTTCTCAGCAGTTAAACTCTTTCGCAATTCTGCAAATTCGTTCTTTAATGCTAATACTTCTTCTTGAGCATCATACTCGGCTTTAGCAATTTCAAGTTTCTTTGCTTCCATTTCTGCCTCAAAGCGGTCTTCAAACTGCTTCTTAACATCGGAATAAGCCAATTTTTCTAATTGTTCTGCTCTATATTCAGCATAAGCCTTCTCAATGTTTTCAGCACTTAAATCAAGTGTTGGAACAACAAAACCTTTAGTTACAGGCATTGTTGATGCTTTAGGTCGTCCACCTTCAATAACAATCCTATCTTCGGGAACATGGTCTTCAACCTCTCCGGTTGCTATATCTTTACGACCCTTTAATTCTGTTTCTGCATCTTCAACATCATCATCGGCCATTTCCATGTCTTTATCAGCCATTTCCATGTCTTTGTCTGCTTTTTCGTCCATTTTCTCACCATACATACCTTTTTCATCAGTATCCATGTATTCTGTCGTTTCTTTGTCTTCCGTCATTTCTTTCACTTCCTTCAATAAGTTATCTAGTTCATCAATTGCTTTTTCTAATTTCTCGCTCATAATTTCACCTTCTTTTTCCATTTTTAGTATATCAAATTTTGCTTCTGGATTTATCCCCTTTTCGCATATTGTTACTTCATGGAGTTCTAATTTCTCTATTGCGTTATATTCGCCTAGTTCTTTGTGATATTTTTGTTTCTTATGTAGTGCTTGTCCACCAATACTAAAACTTCTTAATGTTCCTTTTCTAATTCCGCGAGATACTTCTTTTGCTTTTTCAATATCTTCTCTTAATTTAATTACTACAAAGAATCCAACATCATCTACATCTGTTTTCCATAGTTTACCAGTTTTATCTCGGTAATTATCTAATACTTCTCCTACTTGAACATTTGAATGATTGGTCATTACGTTTCTGAATTTCTTTTCTTGCATAAATTTCTTTACTGCTTCGTTTAATGCGTCTAATGTAATTAAGTCATTTTGTTTATCTACTATTTCTATGCTCGCATAACCCCCAATAACTAACTCTTCGGCTTTTAATATAGTAAACTCATCGTCTAATTTTCCCTTGAGTAATAGGTCTTGGTTCGACACTATCTCCATCCCCCGTTCAGTATATAAGCACTAAGTTAATCCTTTTTGGGTATGGTTAATTTCTTATACCTATCCTTTGATAAGTCCCATATTCCTTCATCACTATCCATTTCATTCATTTCTTGTTTATATCCAGACCATGTTAGCCACATTTCTTTATTATCTACTTCAATGACTCTAAAATGCAATCTAGTATCAAATTTGTTCCCATCTAATTTATATTCGTGATAACCGTCCCTTTGTATTCCTAACTCAACATCACCTTCATCAACCAATTTGGTTTTATCAACATTAGATGCAACTTCCGCAGGATATTTATTTGCTTTACCTAAGTATGCAAATATATCATCAACATTGTTAATATCAACTAACCAACCTGTTTGTTCTTTATTTAATAAAAACATAACATTAAGATTTCCGTCATCTCTAAGATATATCTTAAATTTACCCTTTCTAAACTCTTTAGGAGTTTCTGCTTTTTCAATATCCTTTTCTAAAACATTTGTATTTGCTCTAAACTTTTTGTTTGCATAGAGTATATCTTCTGCTTTATTTCTTAAAAACTGAGACAATTCTTTAGTTTTACCATTTAGTTTATCATTATATAATTCTAACATCTCAGGATTTTTCTTAATCCAATCTTCTATTTCTTCAAGGGTAGATTCTCCTTTTTCCGTCAAGAAATTTTTAATACCAACACGAAGAACACTTACCTTTTCTTTAGAAATTATTTCTAATTGGTCTTTAATTAAATCAAGATTTGCTAAAGCATTTTTTGCCATTAGATTATTTTCTTCAAATCCATAAATTGTAAAACCATCAAATTCACTTTTTAGAATAAGAGTTGCTTCACCATGTATTAAATCAGTAACAGTATAAGATTTTTCTAATGCTTCTATTTTATATTTTAAGGATTTTTTAGTTTCTTTAGAAAGCATTTCAAGAGTTATTATTTTTTCAGGACTTTCAACTTCTGGAACTTCAATAACTTTTGCAGAAAATAAACTAAAACCTTTCTTATTTTTCTTTACTTCATCAACTTTAACACGAATAATTTTTCCGACTTCTACATCAATTTTTGTATTTAATGCTTTGCCCACATTAAGATATTTTTTATTATCAAATTCAACTGATTCAAATTCTCTCATTTCTTCGGTTGTTAATGGCCCTGCTCCTAATGTATATGAATTAAGTCCCGACTTAGTTTCTTTTTTGTTTAAAACAATCATATCTAAATCAATAAACTTTTTCCATTTAACCCATTTTGGATTTTTACGAGTTCCAACATAATATGTAGAAGTTAGGTCTTTAATAACTACTCCTTCAGCAGTAGGAATTTTCATGATTTCTTTACCGTAACTCTCAACCTCTTTTAATGAATCTGCTATACGAGTATCTTTTTTAGATGGGAAAGCCAACAATTCATGTGATTTTGGTGAGTAATGATGGAATAAAATATTAATTCTATCTTGTAATTCTGTATCTAATAAATCTCTATCTTCATGTCGCATAATATCGAACACATGGATGCGAAGTGTTGCATC